AGCTGATAAAAATACTAAACCAGATACTAAGAGTGATACCGGTAAAGGTTTAGACCCTACTAAAGTAAGTGCTGCCGGTGGAATTACCCAAACCAATACGCCAAAAGATGATGATATTGGTTATAATGTAAACGAAAAGATTAAATTTTTAAAACCAAAAAATGGTGATACTATTTTAAGTGGTAGAGTTGGTAATACAATTAGAATGTCTGAATTCTTTTTATCATCCGATGGTAAATCGTATCCTGGTATATTCATCCGTAATAAACAAAATCCTGAATTAGATAGTAAAAAAATTGGTGAAACGGTTGATGAGGATATAAACAAAGATGGTTCATCTGTTTACTTTGTATCAGGTAAAACAAAAGTTCCATTTAAAGAAACAATTAGTAAATCAAAGAAAGCATTTGCAGGTTATCCATCGGATTTTAGTGGAGACCAGTTATTTGTAAATTCAGATAGAATTATATTATCTGCAAAAGCAAAAGAATTTATTATATTTGGAAAAGGTAATACGGGTATTATAACCGATGGAACGTTTTCAGTAGATGCTGCTAAACCTATTCATTTACTTTCATCCAACAACGTTACAGTTGAATCCGAAGGTGGCAATCAAATATTTTTAAATTCAAATAGTGGTAAAATATTTTTAGGTAAAAATCAAGGGGCAGGACAAGTAGGAGCTGCGGTACAACAAATGGTATTAGGTGGTGAGTTGGTTGATTTGATGGAAGAATTAATACTTGCTATTTTAAATCAACAATATTTAACAAACTCTGGAACAACAGGACTTGGACCTATGAATGCAAGTGATTTTGTTCAAATTTCAAATAAATTAAAAACAATATTATCTGCCAATAATTATTTAAGTAAAACATAATGGCAATTAATTTAGCTAAACCTGGTATTAATCCATTTATTGCTAAACCATCCAAAAGTTGGGCTGAGTTTTATTTTAATATGGCAGTTGATATGTTAGAAGCAACTCTGTATTCACAGGCAACGGTTCAAGCTACGGAAGGTCTTAATACATACTTTGGAATTGATATTACATCTGCTCTTGGAACGGATATAGAAAGTATAGAAAATATAGTTTCTAATGCCGTATTTGCAAAAAACTTATCAGAAGAATACGATAAAGTTATAAAAGCGGGGTTTACCATAGTGGGCGGAGTTCCGTTTGAAGGTGGAAATCAGAAATTAATGGGTATTACTTTATTAGGTATTTTAAATAAAACAAAATTAGATAAAAATGGTGATTTATTAAGAGATATAGGACCTGCAATTCAAGCATATTGGACAGGTGCAACTCATTCACCATTACCAATACCAAATTCAAAATCTTTTCCAACACCATCTATACCATGTATAGGTTCTCTTGCAAACTTAACAACAACAATTGGTTTTAATTTCTCACCTGGTATTTGGACACCATTGGTTGTTACACCAAATGCAGAACCTGCACCATTTTTATTAAATTTTATAATTAGTGCAAACTTACATTTATTAACAGTTGGTGGTATGTTTTTTTGTAATTGTCAATATCCGCCACCGGCTCCTCCTGGACCTGGGGTATTACCTTGGTTGGGATATTTTACATATCCAGTATCTCCAACATTATTTACTGGCAGGTCTTGGAAACAAATATTACAAACAACGGGAAGAGCAGGGGCAACTAGAGTAAAAGAAGTTGGGTTAGAAGTGGCTGGTTCAACTTTATTAGCAGTATCATCCGAAGCTTTAATTGGTAAAGGTGAAGTTAGTGTTGATGCTTTTGGAAACCGTATTATTTCTGGATTTATTGATGCGGGTAGTAACCCAAATTTAACACCATCTCAACAAGAAGGACTTGCTTCTATATTAAATCCAAATATTGTTCAAGTTGATTTACCTGGTTAATTATAAACAATGGATAAATTTGAACTTATTATATTTATTAACATAACGAACATATTTTTATTATGAAATCAGACATTTTATTATCACTTATTAAAGAAGTGGTTAAGAATGAAGTTAAGACACAGGTTAGACAGCAGGTTATTTCTGAAATAACAAAGCTTATTAAATCCGGTGCAGTTACATTAAATTCTAACAGAAAACCACAAGCTCCTACATTAAAGGAGGCAATTGGAACTACAGACCCATTTGCAGCGGCAAGTGCTGCTTTACAAAAGAGTAGAGTATCTGTACCACAACAACAAAGAGTTCAACAACCACAAAAGGAATATACAAAGAATTCTGCATTAAACGAAATTCTTAATATGACAACTCCATTTACCGCAGCACAAAGAGCAGAGGGTGGTGGTAGTGGTGGTAGTGTATTAGATATGTTACAACCACAAATGAGTGTTGAAGAAGATGGTTGGGAAACTATGGATTATAGAGATTCGGGTGTTCCACAAAATATGCCACAACAAATAGAATCAACGGGTGATGCATTGCAAGATGCAACTATGAAAGCATTAACGAGAGATTATTCTGAATTAGTAAAAAGATTTAAATAATGGCTTTAGAACTAGGTAAAGTAAAAGTACAAGATTTAACGGAAAATGATTATAAAATAATAGGAATTGGAATCAATAAAAGTTCTAATTCTAATGGTATATTTTCTGTCAACTATACAACTTTAACTCAGGCAAAAGATAATTTAAAAAATTTAATTCTTACACATAAAGGTGAAAGAATAATGAATCCAGAATTTGGATGTGATATTTGGAAATTATTATTTGAACCAATCATTGAAGGTGATATTGATTCAAAAATAGAAAATACAATAATAGATGCAGTATCTATCTGGTTACCATATTTGAACATAGACCAAATAATTTTTGATTACGATGATATTGATATAGATAATCATACAATTGGTTTAGATATTAAGTTTTCATTGGCATCAAACCCAAATTTAGGTGATTCAGTACAAATAAATGTAAATAATTAATAATGGCAATTAAACCGATAGATAAAAATTGGGGAAACGATAATAAAAAGATAAGTTATCTTGGTAAAGATTTTGCTACTTTAAAGCAAAACCTAATAGAATATACTAAAACTTATTTTCCAAATTCCTATGCTGATTTTTCAGATTCATCACCAGGAACAATATTTATAGAACATGCAGCTGCCATTGGTGATATTTTATCTTTCTATCAAGATGTTCAATTAAAAGAATCTATGTTAGCTTATGCTACTGAACGTAAAAACGTTATAGCATTGGCACAAACAATGGGTTATAAACCAAAAGTAACAACACCTGCAGTAACTACGATGACAGTTCATCAATTAGTTCCATCGGTTGGAGTTGGAGTGCAGAGTGTACCAGATAGTAGATTTTATTTAAGAGTAAAAGAGGGAATGGAAATTCAATCTTCAACGAATGCGGAAATAGTATTTAGAACAACTGATTCTGTTAATTTTGCAGATACGGGTAGTAATTCTGTTAGTGTATTTGAAAGAGACCCCAACGGAAATCCTACTAGATATTTAATTTCAAAAACAGTAAAGGCAATATCTGCAAGGCAAATTTCTACTTCAATTACATTTCAAGAAACAGATACCGATTACCCATCCGCAACATTATCGGATACCAATATTATAGGAATAACTTCTATTGTAGATTCAAATACAAATGAAATATTTTATGAAGTTCCTTATTTAGCTCAGGAAACTATTTTTGTTGAAAAACAAAATACATCATATAATTCAGATTTAAATGAATTTTCTGGCTCCGTTCCTTATATTTTAGAAGTACAAAAAGTACCTCGCAGATTTTCTGTAAAAGTAAATTCCAATAATACTATAGATTTACAATTTGGAAATGGTGGAGGTACTGGTTTAACAGACGAGCAAATTTTACCAAATACAAAAAATATAGGATTAGGATTAGCAAATTCAATACAAAGATTAAATCAAGGTATTGACCCATCTAATTTTTTAAAAACAAATACATTTGGAATATCTCCTGCGGGCAAAACTCTTTTAATAAATTATTTAGTTGGTGGGGGTATTGAATCAAACGTAAATACTGGTGATTTAACTACAATAAGAAAAATTGAATTTGAAGAAGATGTTCTATCAATTCCATTGGATATATTAAGTGGATATAATGATACCAAAACAACTATTGCGGTTGAAAATTTAGAACCCGCAGTTGGTGGTAGAAGTAGTGAATCGATTGAAGAGATTAGACAAAACGCATTGGGTTCGTTTGGTTCTCAAAATAGAGCAGTAACTAGACAAGATTATGTTGTAAGAACTTTATCTATGCCAGAACGATATGGTTCAATTGCAAAAGTATATGTTTCACCTGATGGGGAGATTGATAATAATTCACCATCATCTATTTTAGCAAATCCAAAATATATTACTGAATTTGTTGGGTTGGTAGATGGGTTAAAAGATAAACCACAATCCGAAGTTCAAAAAGAATTAGTTAAATACCTTTCACAAAAACGTTCTGCAATATCGGAAGTAAATAATCCATTTGCAATTAATATGTATATTTTAGGTTATGATGAAAATAAAAAACTTACAAATTTAAATACGGCAGTTAAACAAAATTTAAAAACTTATTTAGGAGAATATCGTTTGATGACAGATTCAGTAAATTTATTAAATGGATTTATTGTAAATGTTGGATGTGATTTTGAAGTAATATGTTATTCTAATTATAATAAAAATGAAGTAATAGCAAATTGTTTATTACAAATGCAAGATTATTTTAATATAGAAAATTGGACTTTTAATAAACCAATAAATATTTCAGAAATGGAATTAATTCTTGCAAATGTAGAAGGAGTTATGAGTGTTCCATCGGTTAAAATATATAACCTATGTGGTGGTGATGGAAACTATTCTACAAACAAATACAATATAGACCAAGCAACTAAAGATAAGATGATTTATCCATCATTAGACCCTTGTGTTTTTGAAGTTAAGTACCCAAATAAAGATATTAAAGGAAGAGCACTATAATGCATAAATTTTTCACATCATCATTTGACGCAAGTATATACTTACAACAACCAGACCAGAACGCAGGTAGGGATGAAATGTTGGAAGTTGGTAAATTATATTATGGTTCTACAAAAGATATAGCTAGAACTTTAATTAAATTTGATACAGGTTCAATTAAGTCGGAAATAACATCAATAGGAACAGGTAGTTGGGAAACATATTTAGTATTGCGTTCTGCTAACTCTGAAGAAATCCCATTAGAGTATTCAATTTATGCAAATGCAGTTTCTCAAAGTTGGACAATGGGTACGGGAACAAAATTTGATAATATAACATCTGATGGTGTTAGTTGGAAATATAGAAATGGTATAGCTACATGGCAAGATAATGTAACGGCAGGTACGGCAGTATTTGTAGCAGGAACAACAGGTTCAGCAAACGCAGAAGGTGGAACTTGGTTCATTACAGGTTCAGCAACACAATCGTTTAGTAATGAGCCAGATGATATTAGAATGAATGTTACCAACATAATGCATCAATGGGTTAGTGGTTCTTTAAAGAATAATGGATTTATAATTAGACATAGTATTGATGCAGAAAATGATGAATTAGATTATGGAGTTGTTAAATTCTTTTCAAAAGAAACTGGTACTATTTACGAACCAAAATTAGAATTAGTTTGGGATGATAGTTCTTTTTCAACTGGAAGTTTAACACCTGTAACTGGTTCGGCACAAGATGAATATAAAGTTGTTGTTAGTAATTTAAAAAATCAGTATGTTACTAATACAAAAGTAAAAATTAGATTAAAAGGTAGAGATATGTATCCATTAAAAACATTTGGAACAACATTCTCATATGACCAAGTTAAATATTTACCATCTGGTTCAACTCAATATCAAATAGAAGATTATATAACAGAAGAAGTAATATTCCCATTCGGTGATTATACTAAAGTAAGTTGTGATTCTACATCTAATTATTTTATAATGGATTTATCAACACTACCTATTAATAGAACATACCGATTAAAAATAAAAATAATTGAAAGTGGAATAACTACAATCATAGATGATAAATATATATTTGAAATAGTATCCTAATGAATACATCTACAGAAACAATTTCTGAAAAAATACAAAATATAAAAACTGCACAATTAGAAGAAATTCTAAAAGTGTCTGGTTCTGCTGCAATTACTAAAAATGAATATGGAATAACAATTGTTGATGAAAATGATTCAGCATCTTCTTTAATTTTTAAATCTTTAAATAAAGATAAATACGATAATGTAGAATTGCAAAAAGCAATTGATACGGTTGTTAAAGAATTAAAACCAAATATCCCCGTACCAAATTTAGATTTAGTTCCAAAACCTTTATATGATGAGCAAGTTGCAACCAATGAAGATTTAAGAAAACAAGTAGCAGATTTAACTATTCAAAATCAAGATTTAACTCAGCAAGTTGCAGCTTTAAAAGCAGAAATTCAAGTAGAGATAAATAAAAGATTGGTAATAGAACAAACTAATGATGTTTTATCGAATCAATTAAATGTATTAACTAAGACCATTTCGGATTTTGCAATGCAAATAGCTACTGCGGTTCAAAAATCCATTGATGAATCAATTTTAAGAGCATCCTTACAAGCACAAAATAAAGGTTTCTTTGCACAAATTACTGCATTGATTAAACAAATTGATTCATTAAACTCTATAATTGAAGGTTTACAGGCTCAATTAGGTGCATCTCAACAACAACAAGCAATTGTACAAGGAACAAGAGCAACTGCATTAGCAAGTGGGGCAGATATGGTGTTAGATGTTGCATTAATTAAGTTAGAACCATCAACTGCTAAATCAGAACCACCAATCAAAGCAAATATAAGTTCTGAATTAATTGGTAAATGGATTAATGGACAGAATATTAAATTTACAAATAACGATAAAGAACCTATTAAAGTTGAAATATCTGTTGCATACCCACAAGATGTCAGATTCTTTAATGTTCCAGAAACATCATTTCAAGTTCCTGCAGGTGGTTCAAAAGATATAACTTTAAATTTAAATACACAAGCTACAGAGGGAAAGAGTTCTCATTGGAGAAGAAATGGTTGGGGTAATTTAACAGAACGCGATTCTTCAGATTATACAGGTGGTTCAATGAAAATAACCGTAACTAACGCAGCTGGAAAAAGTGAAATAAAAACTTACGGAATTAAATTATCTAAAAAGACTAAAGCTGATTATCAAAATCATCAAACTTAATAATTTATGAGTATTACAAAATATACCAACTTTGAAGAAATTGATTCTAGAAAAGAAAATAAAGGTAATTTTCTTTTAAAGGACGATTTGTTTATTGTATCCAAAACTGAAATAGAAGAAGCAGATTTTGGTGATTGTAAACACGATGTTATGGAGGTTTCTATATATGATGTTAATAATGTTTTATTACCAAATAAAGCAGGAAACAACGTTGCATATATTAAACCAAATGATATGAAAAACTATATGTACGATATAGTTAATGCAGGAGGTCAAAAAGAACTTGCTATAAATGTTGAAAGACTTTTAAAAGATTTAGGATATTCAAATGGTATTCTCAAAGTTAATATAAATTTTGTTAGAAACAAAATAGGAACTGATAATAATTTAACAAGAGTTTGGGTTCAAGAAATATCACCATCAAGAGAAGAAGTTCGTATAGTTCCATTAAAAACTAATAATGGTAATATAAATCATATTACAAATACTGAATTTAAAAATATTCACAATTTAAGTAAAGATTTTAAATATTATAAAAAAAATATATTAGATGCATTAGATAAGTTTGAAACAGGTTCTTTATCTGTAATAGATGATGCATTGGTTGCTAAATTTGGAAATGATTTTAGAAGTGTATTAAGAAAAGATTTTGGATTAAGAGATTTAGATATTTTTCATAAAAGAATATTTGATAATTTTAGAGATAGTATAAAAAATTGGGTAAACAATAGATACTACGATATATCTCAATCTACATTTGGTAAACCATCCGAAATAAGATTTGAAAGTTGTGGTCAATATGATTTTAATATGTTGTTAGGAGAAATCCAAAGTATATTAAATAATTGCATTAGTTTTAATACAAAAGCATTACAAAGAAGACAAGTTGATATTAAACAATTACCAAAAGAATTTGGAATAGTTGAATTAAGAAAACAAATACAAAATAATTTAGATTCATTTGGTACTAAAATAGATATTAAGAGAAATATTTATATGCCAGATAAAGTTGATGTAACGGTTACTGGAATAAACCAATTATCACCAATTAAAACTATAAGAGAAGTTGAAATTATAGAAAAGATAGCCGAACCAACTAAACCACCAAAACAACCAACTAAACCATCACCATCTACACCAAGTGAAGTTGCATATGAATATATATTAAGTAACTACCACCCATCGGATAATAGAACATTTATTTTACGTCAATTGGGTACAAATGGAGTTATTTCTTATATACTAGCACCAGGTGAACAAAGAACTGTATGTGCAATTGAAAATAGTGTGAGTATTGCGGAGGGTGGATATGGTAACATAGATAAACGTAGTATTTGTGGTACTACTCCAACTAATTCAAAAGAAATAACACCTACTACTCAAACTAAACCAAATTTAGTAGATACCGAATTTAGTACTGCTGCTCAACAAGAAATTGGATTAGGAATAGGTGGTGGTGGTAGCTCTACTAAATATGTACCAGCGGGATTAAATGGTACAAACTCAGGGTTTAATAATGATTTATTCTATGTAGAGAACGACCCAACAGGTAGAGATTATTAATAATAAGATATTTATAATAAAAGTATTAAATGGCATTAACGGAAGAACAAAAGAAAGAAGCAGATAAGCTTGGTATGACATACGAATTGTATGAAGCATTAAGCAATATAACAATTGACCCAAATGCTCTTTCAGGTTTAAGTGAAACTCTTGCCCAAATTAATACTCCCGCCGGGCAGGCTGATTTATCAGCTGCTATTGCTGCAAATATAGGACCTATAAATCCACTTACATTTTTGGGTTCTGATACAATCGGACCTATATATCAACCATTAACGTTTACAGATGTTAATGGTGACCCAATTACTATTAATGAAAGAAATCCTACAAATGTAGAACAAACATTAAAAGCATTACAAGATTTAGAAATACCAAAAATTGCAGATGTTATTGTTCCTCAACCACCTGCTGCCAAAAAAAGAGTAGATAGACAAGAAATTGTAACTCCAAATCCAAATAGTGAATATGAAATTTCATTTGGTAGTAACTTTAGAAATGAATTAGGTGGGAATGTATCTTTAACATATAGTATAGTATCAAATGATTATACACATGATAGTGGTGTTTTATTTTTAGATGGTACAAGAAGTTTTGCTAAAAAACAATTACCAAAGGATGTTTTACAAAATGGTACTGTTTTATTTAAAATAGAAGGAAATTTACCAGATGGGTTTACATTTAGTGGTGTATACGAAGGTAATTCATCTTTAGTAAAAAATGAAGGTAGAGATTTATCAGCATTAACTCAAGTTAGTGGTACTGTATTTTCAGTTCCTGCAAATAAATTATTCAGTAGTTTTGTTGTTATTGCAAATTTTCAAAAAGAAATTAAATACGCAGAACCAAAGATTATTTTACCAAATGGTAATCAATTTAATGTTTCTGTAAAAGATTCGGATTTAGAAAAAACAATTGCAATTCCATTTAATACAGAACAAGCTGATAGAGTAATTGTATATTTAGGACCTAATAATACAATAGAAGTTCCTGCATCCG